GTCAAACATCTTTTTGCCGTGCGCGGTGCTTATAACATCAGTACCGGTGTACTCAACTTTAAACTCTAATAATCGCATTATCTCGCCGTCAGCCGTTGTCTTAAGCGCACCCATTTTGTCGTAGAACGACGCGTTTGATGACGTAAGCGTAGGGGTACGCCACGTCGTGTTGTTTAACCGCAGCTTGTTTTCGTGCGGGTCACCCTTGTCCTTACCTTTACCCTGCGAGTAGGCGTACACCAGATCAGAGAACGTCTTGGCATCCAAGTTAGTGATCTCGTCCACGGTGTTGATGATGTTGTTGAGTATGCCTACCTTTGTTATACGAGCAACCTTTGTGTCCTCGGAGTTACCCAGTAGCTCCTCGGGGTGCCCACATACGCTGTTTGCCATGCGCAAGATGGTAGTTTTGCCTGTGCCGGCGTACCTGTGGATCATGTTGATGATCGCGCCTTTTTGCCCAGTAAACTTAAGCAGTGGAGCGCCAAAACCGGTCAGTGCACCAAACGCCTGAATCTCCAAGCCTTCCTTGCCGTACAGCGAGAACACTTCTTTCCAGAGTTCTAAGTCCCCGGCGCTTTGTAGATACGGTGCAATCGACTCGGTGATTGAGGACGGTGGGCTGTGATACACCCCGTCCTTGGTAATCTCTCTTTCCCCGACGATAAACTTAGTGTCCCCGTCGGCCCAACCAAATTGTCTTCTCATAACTTCTGCCTTCCTCTTAAATTGCAGCTCTTTCAGAGCGTGTATTACATATGCGTTGATTAATTTAAACTGCGCTTCGGAACCTAAAATCCCGTGCTTAGCTAACTCTCTCCTAAACTCAAGCACCTGCGAAATCTTGGCGTTAGGTACGGTAAAAGTCTTCTTACCGTCCTTCGGTGCGTACAATCTAAACACTGCCACGTCACCCAGCAGGGGGTCACTCATTCGCTTTACAACAAAAAAGTCATGCTCGTAGACCAGCCTAGGCTCGTCATCGTCGTCCAGCTGCACATAAATCCCTCCATTCTTACCGCGGAAGTAGGGCGCTGCGCAGCGTTCTTTACCGTCTATGTCGATGCCATCGTCATCCGTATCTTCGGACGCGGTGTCTCCCGCTGGCAGTGCTGCTTCTTCCCCGGCCGACTCATCGTGCCTGAGTATCTCCCTGCCTAACGATATTGGGCTCTTTACCTTCCCTTTATAGGGGCATCCATCGCAACCTCCCACATTATTTCGCTCAAACACGTCACAAGTGTGGGGTCCAACGATGTGCGATATCTTCTTTTCCACTTCACTGGGGTCATAGTCTGGGTGGTCCGAAGACAACCTGTGTATTGCTACATCCGCGTCAGAGCAAAACTTAGCCACCGATAACGCGTCGAACCATCGCGGTTCGGATAACGCCTCTCGCTCTGTATAGCAGCTTAGCAGCTGCGCACAACCATCCCCCTTTGCGCTTCGTAACATTATCTTGCCAAAGTTACTCCCCATGTTCTCCATCAACGCCTTACCCAGCGCAGACAGTTTCTTTGGTTTAGCGGAAGGCATGAGCTTAATCTCGCTGACGCCCACTATATTGCGGAACGCATCGAAGCTCATGACCGGGGCCACGTGGAGTACTGTTACGATCTTAGGTGGAGTGTCCTTGAAGTTGGGTGTACCCGGTACTCGCAGCACACGTGCCGTTTCAAAGACATTGTAGTCCACGTAGAACTTATGCTCGTCGCACAACTGCCTGAACCTGTCGGCCACAGGCTTCCATTGTGTAGGACTGATTACGGTGTCAAGCGTCCAGTACACGTGCAGACCGCGCCCTGAGTTCACAATAGTCGGTCTTGGTAGACCAACGGCGGTGCAAAACTCTTTGAGCTTATCGGCCCCAGCAGCTTGGCTGATGTACCCAGCAGGTCTGCCGGTCTTTGGGTCTATCTCCGCCTTGGCCGGACCGCAGTCAATATCCAGCCAGAACGCCTTTAAAGATAGGACGTTATCCTGTTTCCTATTCTCATCGGTTATAAACTTAGCAACACCAAAATACACATCCAATTTTCTAGCGACAAACTTTTTGACTACAGCGTCCACTTCTTCCCTAGTAGCAACAAGTGTCTGGTTCGGCCTGCCCGAGGAATCCAACCCAAGTATGCAGAACCAGCCTTCTTGTGGCTGTACGTACTCTAGTAAGTCAAAGTTTTCCATGGTGTTACCGCAGCGTAGTCAGTAGGGCTTCTATTTTAATTTTTGTGTTTAGACTGGGTTTTGATGCGCCAACAAACCAGTTGTACACCGTCTGCCGACTGACTCCTAGGCGTGCAGCTAGCACAGAAACGGGCATATTGTTACGTATGCACACCCTGCCCAACTTTACGCCTAGTAGTTCTTCGCCTGCGGACCTATTGAGCTCAACTATTCTCAATGAGTATCCTACGCTCATTAGCTGACCCCGCCCCATTCGCTGATTACGGAAGCCAGTTTATCGGAGACTGCTTCAGCTTCTGGCTCTTCACGCGCCTTTGTGCGCTTTACAGGCTCGGGCATCGGCTCGTCGTCATCCGGTTCTTCTGAGCGGGTAACCTTCGGTGCGGGCTTCGCTGCTTCTTTCTTCGCCTCAACCTTGGGTGGCAGCTTTGTTACGCCGTCAGCTTGAGCAACCGTGATGCGAGTGTACCGCTGTGTTTCTGGGTTAGCCTGTGCAAACTCAACAAGATCAAGCTCGGCATCAGTAAGCTGCCGGGTAGGGGAGAACAGCAACTCCATACCATCGGCGTTAATGTCGTAGCTTATAGTCGTTACCACCGTATCGGGCGCTTCACGATTCATAAAGAGGTACTTGAAGTAGCTCTCGAATGGATGCACATTACCAGAGCCTTTACCAAACAAAGACTTTGCCGGGATACTAAACTGGTACACGTCTCCCGAGGTGTCACCCTCAAGCAGTATGGCAACGCGGCGCTGGTATCGACACGCTTTACCGCCGTTGTCACCGGAGCCCTTTATGTTCTGCGGGCAGTCAGCGCAGTTGGAGTGCTGTGGGTCGCTAACGTCTGCCTCGGGCTTGTCGCCCTGATTAGACCAGCAGTTTGGTGCAGTGGCCTCCTTGTTAGGGTCGTACTTGTCTTCGTAGTACACTCGGCTCACTTCGGTGAGCATACCCACGATGATTGCGTTGAACGAGTCACGGATCGGGTCACCCACCTGCTCGCCGTTGATGATCTTGCGGAAAATGCCCTTGTTGCTGGTCTGAATGCGGCGAGTGAACACCTTAGCTGACGAGGCCAGTTGTTGACCGAGAGCACTTGCCCTACGACCGGTAGAGGCAATCACTTGTGACTGGTTGTTAAAAATGGATACGTCTTTACTCATCACTATCTCCTACTTTGCTGGTTGGTTTGCGTACGCTTATCACGTAGTGTTGTTTGGACTGCAGCCCCATGGGCACGGAGTCCTTGTTCATCGAAAGAAACTCTTTCATGTTGCCGTTGTGTATGCGCTTCTCAAGCAGATGGTACGCATCGTGTTCCCCCACAAACTGATAAAAACTATCCCAGTCGCTAGTCCAGTAGCTGGACTGCAATCGTCGGCTTATCGTGCCTTCGGGGGTTGATATAGTGTTTGCGTCTTCCGCGTTGCACAGCTCAAGCAGCGTGTTAGCTATTAAGTCCTGCTTCTCCTTTATTTCTTTTGCCTTGTCGTCGAGGGCCTTGATTTCATTACGCATTTTTATATAAATACTAGCCAGTGTTGCAGCATTCAGGTCGCTCACGGTAATCCTCCTTTTGGGTTTCCGGGAGAGTTAGTGTACCTAAATACTTTACAGTGTCAAGTGTTTATTTCGTTGTACAGCTCGATTATTTTCTTGTGGTTGTCTATGTTGTAACGCAGCATGGAGTACAGCTTAGCCTCGACCTCACTGCCTTTTATGTGCACGATGGTCATGGGGTTGTGCTGCCCCGGCCGGTCTATGCGGGCGTTTGCTTGCAGGTAAGTCTCTACGCTTGTCACCGGTGCGTACCAGATTATGGTGTTAGCCGCGGTAAGTGTAAGCCCGTGGGATGCAGCTTGTGGCTGTATGATCAGCACGTATGGGTCTGGGTCGTTTTGGAAGCGCTGAATTATTTCACTGCGTTTGTTTACCGATACTTGCCCAGATATAACGCCGCACGATATTTTGTGCTTAGTAAGGAACGTCTCCAACAGCTCTATCGTGTGCGTAAAAGGCACGAAGACAAGCACCTTGTGGGACGACTCCTCGATAACCTCCAGCACCACGTTCAGCCTATTCTTTACGTCAAACTCCACAACCTCATTGTTGTCCGTGTAAACGGCGCCGCCCGATATCTGCAGCAGCTTGTTGATGTTAACGGCTGCGTTGACTGAGGTTACTTGCTCGCCACCCGCTTCCATAATCATCTTCTTCTTGAGCAGGTCGTAGTACTTCTGCTGCTGTGGGGTAAGCGGAGCCTCCCGTTCTACGTGGGTCACTGGGGGCAGGTCCAAGCACTGGCTTTTCTTGAACCGTATGGCCGGCTGCAGTAGCTGGTGCACTATCTTGTCTGCGTCTCGGTTCGGTCGCCATATATACTGCGTGGCTTTGTACATCACTTTGTCGCGGAACTGCCCGAAATACTTTGGAGAATTATCTGGGTTTACGATCCTAGCCAGACCGAAGGCGTCGGTGGGCGACTGCGCAGCTGGAGTGCCCGTCAGCAACCACACCCAGTCCATTTCCGAGGCCAGCGAGTTTATAACTTTCCATCGGTCGGTCTGTACGTTTTTTATGTAGCTAGCTTCATCAGCTACTATCATGTCAAAGCCGGCCTTTGCGATTTCTTCATGAACAACGGCCACACCATCGAAGTTTATGATGACGAACTCGGTGCCTTCCGCAATTATCTTCCTGCGTTGCTCGGCGCTACCGTGCGCAACCGCGCACCCCCGGTGCATGGCAAAGGTAAACAAGTCTTGCTGCCACGCAGACTTCATGATCGACAGTGGGCACACTACCAATACGCGCTTAACCAGACCCGCCTTCATCAAGTAGTCCGCGGCCCATATAACGGATGCAGTCTTGCCGGTGCCCTGCTCGTTAAAGCAGAACGCCTTCTTGTGTAGCGTCAAAAATCCGGAGGTTTCTTTCTGGTGCGCGAACGGCTTGAACTTACCAGTCCACTGGTAGTCCCGCTCGATGGTGGACGGCACATCTTTCATGCCCAACCCAGCCAGTATCTGCGCATCTCGCAGCGTCCACTTGACCGCCACCGTGTACATCCCATCAACTTCTTCTATAATTTTATACGTCGCAGACTTTTCGGCCAGTAGGTGTGGTTTGCGCGTACGCAGCACTACCGCCGTGTCGTTTATGATTTGCATGATCAGTCCTTCATAGCACCCGTTTTCGTTCTTGGGTAAGAGAAATTGTCCTTGGCGTTTTTTACAGACAGGTTGCTTTTACTGTTGCCGCCACCCTTGGACATCGGGGTCTTGTGGTTGACGTGCTTGCCATCACCCTTACTAACCTTACCGTCGTCTGCCATCATTTTGCGAGCCGCGTTGCGCTTGGCCCTGTTCTTTTTTTGCTTCTCAGTGCCTTGGTAGTTGTCGTACTCGGAGCGGTAGTTTCGTTCTTTAGTCATTTTATTTCTCCTCTGTGGCTGAGAACACGCCCAACTTGAGAATTAGCTTTAAGCCCGTCAGATATTAATTGCATCCCCCATTCGGCGGCGCACTCTGGATGAAGAATAAAAGACCAAGGTAGATATTTATCTTCTAGCTCATGCGGGTGCAAGTGCTCTTGCATCGCAAGTTTTATAACGGGGGCTACTCGGGTGAACATAAGGTTTAAGTCTAAACTAACATCCCAAACGACATATGCCTGCGCTTTGACTACTTTACCACTGCGACAGTTGGGGTAAGCACAGTCCACACCGCCTTCTACTGAATCAATGTAAGTCCCACGGAAATCTGTTTCGTTCGGTTTAACAGCACTCATTTTTATCTCCTATTATGTACACAAGATTTTACTGGGCAGTATGCGCACAGCGGGCCGCTCACAGCGTTCCACACGTCACTCTCATATGCACCAGCCAGTCTTTCAAGCGGGGCATCAAACGCTGCGTAGTAGGACTTGTGCAGCTCGCTACTATGTACTTTCTTAACGAACTCGTTGCTCACCACGAATATGAGCGCGGACTTTATTTCTTTCACCTCTGGGTAATGGGTGAACACCGCCGCGGCCATTATGTCTAGCTGCGTAGTGTCAGCGTACTTGGCGTTTTTACTGGTCTTGTAGTCAGCCATGAACGCCTTGTCGCCGTCTATGATGAGCAGGTCAGCAACCCCCCGCCACCACACGTCCTTCGCAAAAAACTTAGTGGGCGTATGCCCCGCATCGTTGTACGCCACCGCCAGCTTAAGCTCACAATGCTTCTCGCCGGGGATTTGTTTTAGTGCTTCCAGTGCTGGGGCTACAAACTTAAACTTAGCAGGTATCGGCGTACCTATAGCTATAAAGTCTTCTGCAGCTTTGTGCACATCTTGGCCGTACACCGTCGCAGCACTGCCGGTGTCCTTGACGTCTTTGGCAACCTTGAGGTGGTAATACTTCTTCGGGCACTGCTCAAAAGTCTTCAGACTGCTGTACGACCATGTTAGATTTTTCACTTAGCTTCCCCATAGGATTGTGCGATGTCACCTTCTGACCATGTTATCAGCTCCGGCCACCATACGGGAGGAGTCCGCATAATTCTCTGCACAGTGTCCAGTACATGCTGCGCATCTTCCTCTGGGACTACGTAAACAAGCTCGTCGTGCACCATCAAGCTCGGACGTAGCTTCAACTCCTTGAACACGTCGTACGCATTCTGCGCGATAATGTCACGTGCCAATGCCTGAACGCAGTTCTCGTCAATTTTTCCAGAATATATCTTGGTGCGGTGCCGGCCTTGACCGTACTCCCACTCTTTGTGCTTGCCCACCTTCTCTACGGATAGCGCCGGGTAGCGAATACGCCTGCCACTGGGCAGCACCCGTGCACCTTTCTCCGTCGTGATAAGCCCCCAAGGGTCAACTTCGTACACTTTGTCGCCAGCCAGTACGTACGGCAGCGCAGCCTCACAGGCTTTCCAGCCACTGACTATTTCTTCGTACTCGT